AAACATCATCCAAGTCATCTTCGATTACTATTGATGTGTTACCTGCTCGTGATGCTATCCTATACCATTTTGTGTGTCCATCTGCCTTGAATCCCAATCCTACCATTCCGGCTGTGAAAGTTGTTCCTGCTCCGGTTACATTCCCTGCAGAATCTACTGTTACTGAACCTGTGGAGTAGTCTGTTCCAACCCTATTAACTGCACCTACATCTGTGTAGAGTCCAAGTACAAATTCATCCATATTCTTTGACCTCTCTTTACCGAGTTGTTCTACTATTCTTGGATGTGGGTCTTTGATGTAAGATAGCCAGTTATCAAGAGTCTTTTCTTTATGATAGAAAGACTTATATTGATTGATAACCAACTCGGACTCGTTTACAGTTAAGTCGTCTGCGGTAAGATCTGCCCCTGTGTAGGTTTTCTCTGAAATCCTATCAAAGTTAAGGATGTTTACTTTAGATCCTACTTTGTTGATTTCTCCCTCGTAGTCGTAGTTGACTAATTTTGAAGTTAAAGACCTCTCATATGTCTCAACGAGGACTTTGTTTGAAAATGCTTCTGCTATGTTTGTTGCTCGTGATGCCATTTTAGTAATTTAGATTTACTTTTACCGGCTCACGATGTGAGGTTAGGAAGTTATGTATTAAATATAGAGGATTAAATTATATCTTGTCAAGTGCTAATCCACTACCGTCTTGATTTTACCATCTTTTAAGAGATCCATGTACTTCTTGTAATTAGTCTTTTTGAGTTTTACACCATCCTCTACTGACAAGATATCTGACTTCGGCTCTGGTTTCTCGTTTGTCCCACCACTACCTGTTTCAAACATTTTTCCCTTCTTTTTCGGTGGTTTATTTTCTTCTACATTAAATAGAAACGCTGATGTTAATGTCTCAAAATCAACCCCCCTGCGCGTCTCTTTGGTGGCAAAGATCTTGAACTCTTCCTCTTTTCCATCCAGTCCCGGATTGTCAATAACAGTTTCTACATTTTCTAAGAAATCATCAACCTTCTTGTTCCAAGCATCCATGTCTTTGAAGTCTTTGGTTACTTCACTGATAGTGTCTAGTTTCCTTCTATTCATCATGCTGTCTTTCGACATCTTCTTTTCAAAGTCGCTCATCATATCCCACTCCGGATACTCTGTCTTTAGTTCATCTTCTGTGGGTTCGGCAACAACGGAAGCCTTCTCAATCGCCTCGGTTATTCTTTTATTCTTAGCGTATAAAATCTGTGCTTCTCTTGATGAGTCTGAGAACTTCTTTTTGTAGTCTGGTTTGGGTTTCTCGGTGGGCTTCTCTTCAACAACCTCTTCCTCTGTTTCTTCCGTATCTTCGGGCTTTTCTTCTTCCTCTTCTTCCCCGGATTCTTCTTCTGCAACTTCCGTCACCTTGAAAGAGTCAAGTTCGATTTTTTCTTCTTTCTTGGGTTCTTCCTCATCGGGGTCTATGAAGTCCGGATCTCTCTCTAATTCCTCTTCCTCTTGGTTCTCTTCGTCTGTCATGGAATCAACAGCTTTAACCTTGTCATCTATTTCGGCTTGGAGTTCTTTTTTTGTTTTTTGAGTGTTTGGTTTAGGCATACCGTACTTATATTGAAAGTGTTTGGTAAATATTATTTCTTTTTACTTGTTTTCTTGGACTTCGGCAACAGTTCACTGAATTTTGATTTCTGATCTCCATTGAAGTAATCCCTTCTAGCTAATAGAAAACTTCTTTCAGCAGGAAGTAGATCCAATATATCTTTCTCTACCAGTTCGTCAAATTTCTTTTGAGTTAGTTCGTCCATGCTATTCTGGTTTTCCCTCCGCTTCTACACCCAAGATAGTTCTGATTGCCACCTCGGTGTCTGCTCTCGACATTGTGTCAAATCCGGGGATATCCAATTCTTCTGCCATAACTCTAATTCCATTTCCGGAGACTTCTTGGAGTTTTCTACCTTTCAGCAAGCCCTTCGCTCTCTCTTGTTTACCATGAGCTTTAGCGTGAATATCTGCTTTAGTGGGCTTTACTTTTTTCTTTGCCATAGTTCAGTTTACTTACCAATTCTACTTCCTGTCAAGTAACCTTATCAACCATCCCGGCTACTGCTCTCTCTATTGCCTTCTTTGCTCTCTCCGGGGATGACAAGAACGCTTCCAACAATAAATAGTTCCTAAGTCTTGCTTTCAATAAAATGTTGTTGTCGTTCCTAAATTTGAATATGAGAAACTTCTTGTATTCCGGTTCTCTTGATAACTCTTCTTCCACTGAATACTTCATTCTAGTTATATGATCCCGGACGTTATCAATGGAGAGTTGTCCCTTCTCTAATGCTCTAAGCCAATCATCATAGGTTTCTTTTTCCGCATCAGAGAGATCTTTATATTCAAGACCCCTCCTTTTGAGTATTTTGTCTATTTCGTCCATGTTTACACTGGCTGTTGCACAGGTTTAGTGTTGTTGGACACAGAAGCACCCGGTTGGGCAACCTGCCCCGCACCCCCACCGGGCAATCCTGTGTTCAACGGCAAGTTACGTTCTGCTTCCATTATTTCGTTTATCTGTTGTGGTGTCAAGTCTGCGAACTCAGCTAGTTTCCTCTTATATATCTCATCCACTCTGGGGTTAAATGGCATATTAGATCTAAGAAGTGATACCTTCTGCAAAGTATCTGTATCTCTGCTATCTTTTTCCTCTTGAGTCCATACCTTGCACCTGTAACCCTCTTTGCTCATGTAGTCACTTGGAGCTATTTCTTTCTTATAGATGTTGTCTGTTTCCTTCCCCCCCTTGTGAACAACAATGGTGTCTAACTTACCTCTCCCGGCTTCAACCAGTTTCATGTATAACAGTCCCCTTCTCTTCCATGCCGGAGTATAGAACTTGCCCATAC